GGTCCCCCTGACAAAGAAGATTTCAGTTGTTGTGCCCGACTGAAAGAGCATAGAAGGAAGGCACGTGCCATTGTGAAGCTCCTATGGGCCGATCAACGGCTAAAGGCGGTTCACCCGCTACCTAAAGAAATCTGTTGCGGTAGCCTCCGCAGCAGTATCCGGTCAATGTACACTCAAGAGCTTACCGTTGCTCAAGAGCTTTCCATTAAAACCTCGATGAAAGTCGAGGTTCAACCGTGTGAATACTGCGAAGGCCAGCAGGAAAACCCGATGGAGGCATGGAAAAGGCAAAGGCGCCAACCTGAAGATGTTGACCAGCAACATCTGGAAAAGTTTACGAGGGCGTTCGCTGCGAACGTCCCCGATGGTTGGGACGAAAGAAAAGAGCGTGTTACGTTTGTCCCGAACGGGCACGCGACAAATGAATTTTCGAGGAGAGAGGGCGGTAACTGGAACGCCCAGGGGTTCAGTGAGGTCCCGGATATACAGCTTGTATATTCTTCCGGGAAGCCTCGGGTTGTCACTTTGTACTCTAGTTTCAACACCGAGGTCTTAAAGCCGCTGCACCACTGTCTTTACTCAATCCTCAAACGGAAGGGATGGCTTCTTGTGGGTAGCCCTACCCGTGAGAAGTTAGCCCACCTACTCGAAGGCTGTGCCGGGTCGAACTGGCTTAGCTTTGACTATTCGTCAGCGACCGACAAAATTAAGCTGGCGTATGTACGCGCGATGATAGGTGTGCTCAAACAAAAGAGTGTGGGGTTAAGTGACGACGAGGTTCGGTGCCTGGACGTTTTAGGCGATCTTCGGATCGACGGGTACACCGCCGAAAGCGGGCAGCCTATGGGGAGCTTGATGAGCTTCCCACTGCTCTGCTTGGTTAACAAGACCGTAGTCGACATGGCGCTTACCACACTTATGGTCAGCGGGCGCATACAGTTCAAGGAATGGACTGGTCATCGTTGTCTTATCAACGGCGATGATTTGCTTACCCGAGACGTCAGTAGTGGCGGACTAGTCGACGCGATTGAGGCCGAAGGCACGAAAGTAGGCCTGATCGTGAACAAGGAAAAGACTATGAGAAGCCCTGTATACGGAGAAATCAATTCCACCGTATTCAAGAACTGCGTTGAGGAAAAGAAAACGAATGTGAGTTCCTTGTGGATGGAGGAGGGTGTGGCCGACGTTATGGG